CCTGGGTAAATGTTTATACATTTGCCCTAGGGGCCCTCAGTGTTCCGGTGGGCTATCTCCAGTCTGTTCCAATCTTCATGGAGCGGATCGATAAGATCCACTTCCATAGAGGAAAGGTAGGGCTGGGGATGTACCTCAAGGAATCTCAACGATGCCTTCTTAAGTTTCTTGCAGGGGAGCCAATCCAGGCCTCCTCTGTAAGACTTAGGAAGGGTCTGCCAGTCTTGCTGCCCGCACTGTTGCGGAAGGCAATCCTGTCAGACTCCATAATTGCGATTCGAGTCGCTCTGACATTACTGGGGTTTGCCAGAGTGATCTTCCACGAGGGTGCCATCAAATTTCAGACTGTCACTACTCCTTCCGAGTGGAGGGAACCCTCCCCCCACCGGTTGAAGAAAATGATAGATGAGATTTGGGACATCCTTTCGGATCTTGGGGTGAAGCAGTACCGGGCACCCGCGGTCCCACCCGAGAATCCTATTGGAGCCCCGCTCCATAGGAGTAATCGGATGGGCCCTAACGGGCACTCAGTATTTGCTTCCCATTGGGACGCTCTCGCTTTAAGGGAGAGCGGGCTCTGGCCGACCTTCAAGGTCTTATCAGAGGCCTTGGGTTCTTTCACCCTGATCCGAAAAGTGGAGATTCTGGCCCAGATCACAGAGTCCTGGTTGCAAGTAAGACTCGGTCTCGCTTGGTCTCTTCCAGAGCACCATCCCATCCTAGGACGGTTTGGTGTGAAAGACGAACCTTGCGGGAAGAAGAGGTTATTTGCAATCAGTGACTACTGGACCCAGTCCGCCTGTAAGCCTCTTCATGACTTCCTTATGGGAGCTCTGAAGAGATTGCCTATGGACGGAACTTGGGACCAGGGTCGTGCGTCGGAGCGGGTTAGATTGGAGACGGCGAAGGGGACCAAGCTTTATAGCTTTGATCTCTCAGCCGCGACCGATCGTTTCCCAGCCCGATTCACGGAACTGGTTCTGGGTCCCCTTATAGGGCCAGATGCGGCTTCTGCTTGGGTAACCCTCCTTACCGAGCGGCCGTATTATTACAAGGGCTCGGAGTACCGCTACAACGCCGGGCAGCCTATGGGCACACTATCGTCGTGGGCGAGCTTCGCTCTTTCCCACCACGTAGTGGTCCAGATGGCGGCTCGGAATGCAGGGCACTCAGGGTTGTTCACTCAATACGCACTCCTCGGAGATGACATCGTTATCTTCGATGAGTACGTGGCGATGGAATATCGAGACCTCATGGACTGGCTCAAGGTTGAAATCAACCTTAGCAAGTCGGTTGTAGGGATCTCCTTAGCAGAGTTTGCTAAGAGGGTCTTCTACAAGGGACATGAGGTATCGGGGGTTCCGGCGAAGCTTCTCCGTCTCTGCGCTTTACATATCTCAGGACTTCGAGTCCTGTTTGAGACTGTAAAGAACAGAGGTTGGGAGGTTTCGGTGGAATCGATCCTAGGTGCTTTGTGCGTGGGCACTGACATAGTCAGTGCCCCACGGTTGTGGCGCTTAGCCCTTGTCTCTATTGTGGGCCCAGGTAGTCCGTTCTCACGGCCAGCGCTGTGGGGCGGAGCCTGGATGTCACCGATGGAGGACCTTGTAAGGTTCCTCTTCTCGGAGCCATCAGGCTTGATCCGGCGTCCACCGCTGCAGCCTGTCCAGAACAGTAATAGTATTACTGAATGGATAGATTGGAGTGGCCTGGGCATCGAGCGATGCTTCGAAATTCGGAGAATTCGAAGAGCTCGAGAGACTTGGGTACAGTGGCGTGCGGTCTTGGAGACCTCACTCAATTCACT